TACTCAGGTAACCGAAGATGCGGACGGTAATATATTAGGTACCTATCCCGGAACACAAAATACCTATAATCCCAGCGGAACAAATACAACACCTGCCAACACCAGAGATCAAGTGTTGGCCACCGGCATAGCAGCTAGCGGTACAGGTGTTCAATATAAAACAGATCCAAGAACAGGAATTACCACAACAGTGGGCGGCACAGTCAGCGCACAGGTTACCAATGGTATCAGCATTGCCACTGGTAGTGTGGTTGGATTGACCGCTGGCAGTTATTTAAATTCAGCCTTGAACAGCACAGCCCTGGGTAAAACACAAATTGGTAGGACCTTGTCTGCAGCAGCCAGCACAGCTGCTGGTGCTTATCTAGCTAGAGGAGTCAACAATGGTCTACAGCCTATCGTTAACGAACTGTCAAAATCTGTCAATCAGGCCTGGGACAGTGCCAGCGGCAGTATTAAAAATGTTATGGGATCTTGGACAGGGGATGGTAAATTCAATCCATTTAAACCAACAGACAACATTGTTAGTAAAATACCAGACGGGGAAGGCGGCTGGATTATCACTGATAAAACAGGTCAAATTACAAATACAGACGGCGCAGGTAAAGTGACTGGAATAGTTCCTACAAGAGCTAGTTTAGAGCCAGGTTGGAGTGAAGCCAGTTCGGGATCAATTGAAACAGGTAAACTATCCGACAGAGGTATCGACGGTACCAATCAACCAGCAACCAGTGACGGCAGTTACAGTTGGGATGGTGCTAACAGCGTGACACCAGATCAAGAAGGTTTTAATCAACAGGCCAGCGGCGATAACGGATTAGGATGGGGCGATGACTCATCAATGGCGTCCAATGAAGAAGGCCCGTCAGAAGATTTCGCTTAAGGACACAATATGGCAGAAGAATTTAATCCACAAAGAGCCAGTAATCTAAACAGCACAGGTGCCAATAAGACCACGGCCTATTTCAATAATTTTAACACCAGCCCCACAGCAGTTAGCCCTGATGTCAATGATGCTATATTAAGTTATTTTGAACAGCAAACGGGTGATGTTGCAAGTGCCAAGTTGTTAGTGCAGACAATTATTGACACAGCACAGGCACAGAGAGAAAGTCCTATGAAAGTACTGGAACAATTCCAAAAAGTGCCCATAGGCGATCTAACGGGAACATTGGCCCTGTACCTTAATTCAACAAGAGTTAACACCAGTTTGTTGGGCATTAAAACTGCAACAAAAACTAATAGATTTGTATCACGTACTATTCTTCCTTAAATTATGTCTAAATATAGCCAAGGTAAATTTCAAATTAGAAACCCTGAAAAATATATAGGCAAGGGTGTGCCCACTTATCGCAGCAGTTGGGAATTTACATTTATGAACTTTTGCGATAATAATCCTGCAATACTGCAATGGGCCAGCGAGGCCATACACGTAAACTATCGTAATCCTTTCACAGGCAAGAACACCATCTATGTGCCGGACTTTTTAATCATATATCAAGACAAAAACGGCAAGCGCCACGGGGAAGTAATTGAAATCAAACCCACAAAAGAATCCACTATGGAAAGCGCCAAAAGCGCCAGGGATAAAGCGGCAGTGGCCTTGAATATGTTCAAATGGGAAGCGGCACGTAAATTCTGTGCAGCCCAGGGACTACAGTTTAGGGTAGTCAACGAAGATCAAATTTTCCATCAAGGTCGTGCCAAATAAATACTGGTATGATAAAGAAACTTGAAGAGCTTTTTAATTTGCCTCCTGTGATGCCCGATGAGCCCACACAGGAAACGGCTGTAGAAATTACTGAAGAACAGCAGACAGTATTCAAAGACATTGATCTGGCTATCGATAAGATAGATTTGGCCTTGCCCGGAGTCCGTGGGCTGGACGCCAGCGATGTTGAAATGGACGAACTGGCCACCTTGGCCAAAGACAAGTTCAACGATTTAATGGATTTGGGTATGAATGTGGACAGCAGATTTAGCGGACAAATATTCCAAACAGCAGGAGTATTGTTGGGACACGCCATTACTGCCAAACAGGCCAAATTGGATAAAAAATTACGTATGGTCGATTTGCAATTGAAGAAAATGCGACTGGATCACCAGGTGAGTCAGGACACAGGTGACGCTGGAAATAGCGTGGAAGGCGAAGGCACAGTCTTGGACCGCAACGCACTATTGGCTCAAATCCTCAAGAAACCAGAGTGATAATTCTCAAAACCTGCTAAATATCTAATATTAGGAAAAAGTATGAAAGCATTTAAAGCCTATCTAACAGAAAGCACTAGACGTTACGATTTTAGAATCCGTCTAGCCTGCGAAATGATGGATGACACCGTTGACAAAATCAAACAAGTACTGGAGATGTACAAGCTGGACACCATCAGCAAGCCCAAGCGTTTGCCAATACAGGAAACTCCAGAGTTTCCAAATTTGGGGCCAGTTGAAGTTAATATCATCGATGTAAGCCTATGCTATCCTTGTACTGATGCCCAAGTGCGTATGTTGATTGCCGAATGCCGTTGTTGCGAAGCCAACTGTATTCGTGTAACTCCAACTAACAGCCCCTACGAAGCTGCACTAGCTGGTTTGGAACAAAGCAATTTACAAAAAGCAGGCGAGAGTGTATTAGATACTCCTGAGATGATGACTGAAAAAGCCGACAACCTAGTGGGCGAAGCACGTATCAGCGACCTAATGAAAGAGTTTGCCGGTCTAAAAAAATATGAATATCCAGACGTTGCTGGTGGCAAGGTAACAGACAAGCAGTTCCAAAGTCAAGGAACAACAAACGAAATACCTGCAGGCAATAACAGCCCTGTTGGTTCACAAAAAAGCAAATTCCACATAACGCCAGCTGGCAAAGGTAGATAATAATGACCGATCACAATAATTTATATAACATTCTAAACAAACTTAACAAGTTAAGCCCGCAAGAGCCAGCTAAGTCTGCTGAACCCAAGCAAAAGAATTTGCTTGAATCCACTATGGAAGAAGTACTTAACGAAAAGTATATGGGCTTTAAAAAGACTGTTGGTGCACTGAAAAAGCAAGGCGGCGTTGACAATCCCGAAGCACTGGCTGCCAGCATTGGTCGTAAAAAATACGGCAAGGAGGCCTTTCAAAAAGCAGCAGCCGCTGGTAAGAAAATGGGCGAAGCTGAAATGGAAGAAGGTAACGAGTTCAGCGGTAATCGTCAAGATGCAATTAACGCTGGGCAAGATGAATTTGAAGTAGACGGCAAACGCTATCCGGTCAAAGAAAATGGCCTACAAAGATATACCGGTATTAAAAAGTACGGTAAGGATGGATTTGAAGCCTTGCAAAAAGCTGGCCGCGAAGGTGCCGACGAAGAAGAAAAAGGTCGTATCAAAGATCGATACATCAAGAAAGAAGATGCACACGATCCATTTGCCAACGTTGATCCAAAAGTTGAAAAGCCAACTATTCACGGTACTGATAAAAAAGCCAAGACTGGTTATTATCCTGCAAAACAAACAGTCAAAAAGTTAGACAAGCCAACTAAAAAATATGATGACATTGACGGAAGTACAAGTCTTTTATATCGTGAGAATGAAGGTGAAAAACCTCATCCAAAAGAATTAGAAATGATTGGCAAGACACGTGAGATGGGTGTTCAAAATCGTGCTCGTGATGCTGAACAACGTATGGCCAATCGTGCCGCACAACCAAAGAACTTTATGCAAAAAGTTAAGCAAGATATCGGTGGTCCTTTAAGTAAGTTAGCCAAGGGTGACGTTGCAGGTGCATTGGGCGAAGGATTCCCAACTGTGGCCGACGCCAAGAAGCAGGCTGAGAAGGAAAAGGGCACTGGCAAATTTGACAAGAAGTCTATCAGCACTGGTACAGTTTATTCTCGCAAGTACAATGCCAAGAGTGGTGAGAGCGACGAAACAGGTAACGACAGCGAAGGCAACGCCCAAGAAAAACGTGGTCGTGGTCGTCCCAAGAAGAGCGCTTTTGAAAGTCACCGAACCATTAACCGTATGGTAGATGATGTATTTGAAAGCATTATGGGCGAAGGCGATGAAACTCAATTGAGTTACGAACAAGAACAATTGAAGAGCCACATTGGTGCTCATATGTATAGACAGTTGGAAAATACACTGAAGACAGGTGATGATTTTGGTGATAACCTATTTGATGTATTGTATGATTACTATATGGACGAAATGCCCTACGGTGTAGCCAAAGCACGTACAGGCGATCCAACACAATGGCTACAGGATAAAGTACAGGCCATATTCCCTGCACTAGACGAAGGTCGTATTGAAGGCGGTGTATTTGTTGACAAACCAGGTAAGGTACCGGCCCCAATGGACCCAGAAGGTGTACCAACACCGCGTGTGACAAAAACATTCCCCACAGTTAAACCAGCACCTGCACCAACAGCACCGTCATCTGCTCCAATGGGCACTATTAAAGGCGGAGTTTGGAATGCAGATGCTCCCAAGGCAGGGGAAAAAGGAGTGCCTGCACCAGTACCAGTTGATGAAGCTGATATGGAAGAAGGCAACCTGTTTACCAAAGGTCTAGCTGACGATGATATTAAAGTTGGCGAAAAAATTCCTGGCACCAACGCTGTAAAAACCAAAGACATAGATGAAGCACTAAATCAAATGCGTCGTATTGCAGGCCTGCCTGTGGTAGAATCTAAGGCTGATGAAAAGGCCGACAACGATTATGATAATGACGGCAAAGTTGAAACAGGTAAAGAAGAATATCTGGGAAGTAAAATTGCGGCGGCCAAAAAAGCTGGTCGACTAAAAGAAAGTACCTGCAAGGCCTGCCACGAAGATCCTTGCGTTTGTAAAGAAGAAAAGTGTATGGAATGCGGTATGTATGAAAGCAAATGTTCCTGCGATACTGCTAAAAAAGTTGACGAGTGTATGACTATGAGCCCAATGGGTAATGGTATGGGCCAAGAAGAACAGGCCGGCAAAATGAATATCAACACCAGTATGGACAGCGATGGTCACAAGAGTGTTACTATTACTGCTGACGGCAACAGCGCATTAGAACTAATGCAGATGCTTAAACTAGCTGGTATGGGCGGCGGCGACCTGCCACAACAAGAACCAGTTGAGCCAGAAGGCGTTATGGTTGTAACCACAGGCGATGATGAAGCAATGGACGAAGATATGATTGCTTCTCCCAAAGAAGTTGATGAAGACAGCCGTTACGAAGCCAACACCACTCCTGAAGAGCACGTATATGGCACACAAAAGTTGACCAAAGGCGGCGACGGCGATTTTGGCGAAAAGAGAATGCACGGCGATAGACCAACCTGGAAAAACGGTGATAACCCACTGGGTGAAAATCGTAGTCTTAAAATGATGCGAGAATACGAAGCCATTAAAATTAAAAAATGAAAATAAAAGACATCATTGAAGAAAGCATTGGCACAGTCCATCCAGATCATCTGGCTGTGCAAGGCCATATAGATAAAGTTCGTGATCAGGGCGGGTATGATCGTGTTTATCATATGAACAGACTTATGATGGCTATGGCTATGGCCGACGGCAAAAGTACCAAACCAGTGGATATGGATGCGGCCAGTTGGGTAGAGAAATATAATACAACTCATCCTTATACAGACGAAGAACATAATATGGTACACGCCGCTATGGCCACGGTTCCTACTGACCATAAACCCATATCTAAGGAACGTAAGAGCAGGGAACCCGACGATACCCATAAAGTGAGTCCCCACCCTAATCCTGGGCCCATTAGAGTTAAGAAAAAATCTAAATGAAAATTAAGGAAATCCTCAGTGAGGGCGGTACTGGTAGTTTGGCACCAGCGGTGGCTCGTGCTATGCCCACAACCTGGGAACTGCCCAACTTGCCCAATCAGGATCCTTACCTACAGTATAGAATGGGATTGGCCTTGGCCAGTGCCCGTACACAAGAACCTTACAATACTGAAAGCGCATTTGGTGAAAATATGAGCATTGTGGGTTACACAGATGCTGACGACGAAACAGTTCAACTGGCATTAAAATTAATAGGTAAAGATTACGCTGCTGGCGCACATAGTATAGCCACACGCAAATCACAAGAAGCGACGGACGTCAACAAGCAAAGTCCATTTCAACCAAAAGGTGCAATTAAACTACTAAAACGATAATGACTACTACAAATAAACCCAAGTTGGTAATACCTGACGATTTATTTGATAGTCCTGATAAAGATGTTAAAGTAGCGGCAGTCAAAAAATTAGTCAGCAAAGAACCCAGTCGGGTGGCACTGGTCATAAGAATGATGTTAAACCAAGATAAAAATGGACGAAATAGCTGAATTAAAAATGTTAGCAGGCATCGCTCGTCCACAGTGGAGCGAATACCTGGGCTATGCCGGCAGTAATATTAGTGTTACAGGAAATGAAAAAGCACAATTGATGCGCGACAATGATATCAAACCAGGTACAGATGTGTGGTTCAAACTTTGGTTCAGCAAGCCATATCTGACTGGCGAGCCCCCTATCTGATTTAAATAAACAATGTTCAAGTACATAGAAGAAATCAATTTCCGACTGCATCCTATTCTATTAGATAAAATATATAAAGAAGTAAAGGAAAAATCGTGGCCAGATAATAATAGTTTTTTTGGTAATCTAATAGCAGCGGCAATGGCAGACCAATACGTAGAAAATGACATTTATAACAAGGAAACTTTTAAAATCTTTAAGAAAGTAATGAGTACTAGAATAGCACAATTACAACCCTACGGGCATTCTGATGTTGTTATGCTGGGAATTTTAAAATCATTACCTGACGAATTAAAGAAATTTAATCCTAGTATACAATTTCAAACTATTACCAATTCAGAAAACTATTCTCCGCATAGAGATTTTATTAGAGTTAGCAGTTTATTTTATTTGATTCAATCCAACGCCAGCACTACTAGATGGTGGGAACCCACTGAGCAATTTAAACATTATAAAGACGGAGAGTACAAATATGTACCGCCTGACTACGATCAACTTTATATGGTCAAAGAATGTACGCTTGAAGAAAACAAATGGTATGTATTTGATCACGAATCACTGCACAGCGTTCATACACCATATCGCGGTGGTTGCCGAACATCTTTACTTGTATCGTTTAACGATTTACCAGCAGGAAAATTATACGATATAATGATAAAAGCAGGATATTAAACCTTAGGTTCGATTCCCAGGTACTGATACCAGCTGGCGTGACGTACCTGTACAGTACGTTCTTTCCACTTTTTAATCAATTGAAAATGATCTGGTTTATATGGTGCCCGCAGAGGTTTAATCATCTTATGACCTTTTCTATGGTTACAAGACTTACAGGCAGTGACACTATTTTCCCAGGTTGTTTTGCCACCCTCGGCTCGGGGAATCACGTGGTCCAATGTCAAGTCCTTGTGATCAAATACTTCCGCACAATATTGACATTGATACATATCACGTAGAAACATATTGGTACGGCTAAATTTGGCACTCTTTTTAAAATGAAAATAGTCTTTGGTCACAGCTACACAGGGAACATTCATACTGAATTTTTCACTGCGGATTATCCAGTCGTCGTATTCTTCAACCACAGTAATTCGATCTAAGAAATATAACTTGACGGCGTGTTGCCAGCTGATCACGCTGAGGGGTAAAATGCTAATTGGATTATAATCACTATTCAGTAGTAGTACATCTGACAATTCGAAATCTCACTCATTTAAGTTATAAATATCTGTATATTGTACAGTATACATTTATTTAAGTCAAACACGCTATGGCACAACTGTTAGAGACGGTTTTAATTAAAAAACCAAATATGAGGGAAAGTTACACTGAATCTCAAATTAAAGAGATCGTAAAATGTGCTGACCCCGTTACAGGTCCTCAACACTTTCTGGATAACTATTTTTACATTCAGCACCCCACCAGGGGTCGTATGGTATACAAGCCTTTTACCTATCAGCGCCGCCTGGTGCAGACATATCACAACTATCGTTTCAGTATCAGTATGATGCCCCGCCAGACTGGTAAATCCACAACAGCCGCCGGTTACTTACTTTGGTATGCTATGTTCGTTCCAGATAGTACTATTCTGGTGGCCGCACACAAGTACACGGGCTCGCAGGAAATTATGCAGCGTATTCGATACGCATACGAAAGTGTACCTAACTTTATACGAGCAGGCGTAACAAGTTATAACAAGGGCAGTATAGACTTCGACAACGGTTCACGTATAGTCAGTGCCACAACTACAGAAAATACTGGTCGTGGTATGAGTATATCCTTACTGTACTGTGATGAGTTTGCATTCGTTCGCCCCACCATTGCGTCAGAGTTTTGGACTTCTATTAGCCCTACACTGGCCACTGGTGGTAAGTGTATTATCACAAGTACACCCAACAGTGACGAAGATCAATTTGCACAAATTTGGCGACAGGCCAATAAACGGTTTGACGACAATGGTAATGAAACAGAATTGGGTGCCAACGGATTTCGTGCTTATCAGAGCAAATGGCAAGAACATCCGGATAGGGATGACAAGTGGGCCGACGAAATGAGAGCACAGTTGGGTGAGGAACGCTTTCGTCGTGAGATGGAATGCGAATTCATTATTTTCGATGAAACATTAATTAATCCCCTGAACCTAATAGAGATGTCTGGTATTGATCCAATATCCAAGCAGGGACAAATACGTTGGTATGACAAACCCAAGAAGGGCAACATATATTTGGTAGCTTTGGACCCTAGTTTGGGCACAGGTGGTGACCCTTCGGCCATTCAAGTCTTAGAACTACCCACTATGCGACAGGTTGCCGAATGGCAACACAATAAAACACCTGTACAACAACAGGTAAAAATGTTAAGCGAAATTACAAAATATATTGCCGAACAGATATCAGTTGAAACAGACATCTATTATAGTGTGGAAAACAATACCTTAGGTGAAGCGGCATTGGTATCCATAGCTGAATACGGAGAAGAAAATATCAAAGGTATATTTTTAAGTGAGCCCAAGAATATGGGCGGAGGTACTAGATATCGCAAGGGATTCAATACTACCAATAAAAGCAAACTCAGCGCCTGCGCCAAATTTAAAAATTTAGTCGAAACACGCAAACTACATATTGCCAGCAAACCATTAATCAGTGAACTCAAAACATTTGTTGCGTCGGGCAGCGGATTTGCAGCCAAAATAGGCGAGACCGATGATTTGGTTATGTCTATGCTATTGGCAATTCGTATGGCAGTATTCTTGCGCGAATTTGATCCTAATTTAGATGAGCATTTAAAAGACAATACTGACAATATGCTTATGCCAATGCCCTTTATTATGCTGTGATAGCAGGCATAACTGGTTCTTCCCAAACGTATAAATATATACTATGCTAGAAATTGAAAAAATCGCCGAAAATTTGTTTGACAAAATCCGTAGCCGCTTTGACGGAGTCAGTATAGGCGATGAAAATGCCAAAAGTACACTAGACCCTGAAAATGCACGTTTTTTCAATTTTGACTATAGTGTTCCCAGCGGCCGCCCAATCGGAAACATAACCCTAAGTCTCGTGGACGATAACAACCTTAAAGTCTATTTTGACAAAGACTTAGACGAGGATATGACCGACGATGAAAAAGATTCTTGGTATGATTTCTTAAAAGGCCTACGCAAGTTCGCCAAACGCAATTTATTAACATTTGATATCAGAGATATTGCCAAGAGTGGGTTAGACCTACGAGACTTAAAACACGCTAACAAAGACGCTGAAATCCTTGATAAAGACGATATTAAGGTCACAGAAAGTAGATTATCAAGACCTTTTGGAACTAGTCGCAGTACATATCAGACTCTTGAGAATGTACGCATCATAGCTCGCCATAGTAAAAAGATTGTGGACGAAACAAAGCCCGGTGCAAGAAGTCGTAATGTTGAATGTTTCTACATCGAGAATTCCTTGGGTGAACGCTTTAGATTACCCGAAGGCACCACATTCAATGGCGCTCGTGCTTATGCCAATCACGTGCGTAAGGGCGGACTAATTCAAGATGACTTTGGACATCATATTGGTCGGGTTATTAAAGAAATGAACGACCTAAAGTTGTTTGTTCGCAATATGCGAGGCCGTACATTTGAAGATACTGAAACCAACAGTATGGTTGAGGCTGCCATTGATCATTATGGCAGTTTACACAGAGACTTACATACTATCAAGAGCTCGCGTGGCTATGACGAATATCGTAAACTATGGCAACCAGAATTAATGGAAGATGACTTTGATTTGGCAGCCCTCAAAGAACGGTTTGTTAAACGTGTATTTGATGATCGTCTGATGGATGCACTTCCTGTAGTACAACGTGCTTATGACAAAAAGCGTAACCGTGTGGGAGAAGAATTTGAAGCCTGGGCCAACAATTTGATTGATGAATCAGAAGGCGAACCTATAGAAGTTAATAACAATAGTCCTTTGGCCAATAGCATCAGCGCCAATAACAAAGACAGCGACGGCAATGTAATCGACGGAGATGCGGGCGACGAGAAAGTATCACAACTGTTTAATGCCAACGATTTCGAATTTGTTTTCAGCGAAGGCACTTACTTTTTCCAAAGTAGAGAAGAATTGGAGAGAGCCAAAGACATCATAGCCGCGGACAATCCAAGAGCAGAATTTCCGCCAATGGCAGTGCGTGATCCAGAATTTGGTAATCAATACGGTGCCGCGGGACAGGATAGAGAATTTCCAGATCACGGTGTAGCCGAAAGTTTGGATTCTCTCAAATGGTTAGCCGGTTTAACCAAATAAGTTGATTTTATAATATACAACTGCTACACTAACGTGTGGCCAATAAAAAATATACTTTTCGTCTTAACAGACTAAATAATATTGTTACACTATGCAAAGTTGTATAGGGTATCTAGGCACAATAAAGACCATCTTAAATTATAGGAGAACATTATGGCAACATCTTTAGCGGAAATCCGCGCAAAATTACAAGCATCAGAAAACCGTCAAGGCGGTTCACAAACAGGCGGAGATAGTGCAATCTATGCACATTGGAATATAGCAGAAGGCACAACTTCTCGCGTTAGATTCCTCCCAGACGCCAATACCAAAAATACTTTTTTCTGGGTCGAACGACTTATGATCAAACTGCCTTTTGCAGGCGTTAAAGGTCAAGTTGACAGCAAGCCCATTGTGGTACAAGTACCCTGTGTTGAAATGTACGGAGAGGCCTGTCCTGTCCTGGCAGAAGTACGCACTTGGTTCAAAGACTCTTCTTTGGAAGAAATGGGTCGTAAGTACTGGAAAAAGAAATCTTATTTGTTCCAAGGCTTTGTGCGTGACAATCCTTGGAACGATGACAAAACACCAGAGAATCCAATCCGTAGATTTATCATTAGCCCACAGATTTTTAACTTGGTTAAAAATGCGCTGATGGATCCTGAATTGGAAAATTTGCCCACAGACTATGAAGGCGGACTTGATTTCAACATCAAGAAAACCAGCAAAGGTGGCTATGCTGACTACAGCACCAGCACTTGGGCACGTAAAGAAAGCGCACTAACCGCAGATGAAGCAGCCGCAATTGAAAAATTCGGCCTATTTAACTTGGCAGACTTCTTACCCAAGAAGCCCAGCGAAGCTGAATTGAAAATTATCAAAGAAATGTTTGAAGCAAGTGTCGACGGGCAACCGTATGATGCGGATCGTTGGGGCGCCTACTACAAACCAGCAGGTTTACAAATTGCCGGCGGTGATAAACCAGCGGCACAATCCGCACCTGCTCCAGTGGCAAAAGCGGCACCTGCCCCAGCACCAGTGGCAGAATCTGCTCCTTGGGAAGATGACGCAGCCGAAGCAGCAGAGGCTCCAGTAGCAGCTCCTGCGGCCAAGCCCAGCAGTCAACGTGCCGAAGATATTTTGGCAATGATTCGTAATCGCAAGCAGTAATGAAATTGTTGGTCACATTAGGCTCTTCCTCGGAAGAGTCTATTAGTATCACGCTAAACGATAATTCTTTTGTTTCCAAATGGATCAAAGAATTATCGTGGTGCTTGGATAACTGTGATATCGAACAACGTAATTCATTTGCTAGTTTTTCAACTTTTGATGAATGTGCTCGAACTATAGAAGATTCTTGCAATACTATTAATAGCTATTTGAAAAATTTTATAGATGTTCGACAAGATTTTAAATCCCAAGAATATTTAAACTATTTGCATTTAAAATTTGAACAACTGTCGGGCGAGTTCGGAAAACCAACAAGACTATTTGCCATTGCACCCAAAGAGTTAAAAGAAGCCATACGTGATTTAAATTTTTTTGTACATAAATTAGAAAGCAAAAATTTAAATCGTACGCAATTTTTTATCAGCTTCGATAAAGATCAATATAGGAGAATTCCTTTTGAATCTGCAGATTATGAATTTTTTGAATTTAAACAACCGGCCGGCACCCTGTTTTTAAACTATGCAGAGTTAGGCAAAGACTTTTTAGATTTGTATAAAGATCGTCTTCCTATAGATTATAAAGGATATAAAAATTTACATTACTACAGCGGAGAAGCTCTTTTAATGTTTGATGATTACAATCCTTATGGCAATACCGACGGATATTTAAACTGGTTGACAAATCAAGGCATAGATCCTTATAATAAACGATTGGGGCACGGAAAGATACCGTTAGGTCAAGTAGATAATTTAGTCGAATCAAAAGAAAAACTCAATAAACATAGATATATAAAAGAAATATCTCTGATATGAAAATAACAATCTGTATAAAGGAAAAAAATTATGGCAACAAAACCATTTGATGTTAGCAAATTTCGTAAAAGCATCACTAAAAGTATTGATGGAATCTCCGTTGGTTTTAACGATCCCACAGACTGGATCTCAACCAACAACTACGCTCTTAACTATCTTATTAGTGGAGATTTTAATCGTGGTATCCCAATGGGTAAGGTTACAGTGTTTGCTGGTGAGTCTGGTGCGGGAAAGAGCTTTATATGCTCCGGAAATCTCGTTAAGAACGCACAGGAACAAGGCATTTACCCTATTCTCATCGATACTGAAAACGCACTCGATGAAGCGTGGTTACACGCTCTCGGTGTCGATACAAGTGAAGACAAACTCCTTAAACTTAATATGGCAATGATTGATGATGTGGCCAAAATGATCAGTGAGTTTGTCAAAGAGTACAAAGCACTGGCAGAAGAGTCGCGTCCCAAAGTCTTATTTGTATTAGACAGTTTGGGTATGTTACTAACGCCAACAGACGTTAATCAGTTCCAAGCAGGTGATTTGAAAGGTGATATGGGCCGTAAGCCCAAGGCATTAACAGCATTGGTGCGTAACTGTGTTAATATGTTTGGTGATTTAAATCTGGGATTAGTTTGTACTAACCACACTTATGCTAGCCAAGATATGTTTGATCCAGATGACAAAATTAGTGGAGGACAAGGTTTTATCTACGCTAGTAGTATTGTAGTTGCTATGCGTAAACTCAAACTAAAAGAAGATGAAGATGGCAACAAGATCAGCGAAGTCAAAGGCATTCGTGCAGCCTGCAAGATTATGAAGACACGCTATGCCAAACCTTTTGAAAGCGTACAAATTAAAATCCCTTACGAAACAGGTATGAACCCATATAGCGGATTAGTTGATCTAGTTGAAGGCAAAGGATTATTGGCAAAAGAAGGCAATAGTCTTAAATACACACTAACAGACGGCACTGAAATCAAACAATTCCGCAAGGCGTGGGAACGTAATGATAACAGTAGTTTGGATCGGGTAATGACAGACATTACAGCCAATCCACACAAGTTCGATAAAAAGACTTCCGTTGAAGACCCAGTAGAGGAACCCGAAGAATGAGTATCGAAGTAGATGTCCTAGTAGAAACATATTCTACTCTCAAGCAGTATGTCCCCCAAAAGGACAGGCAAGAAGCCAGCGATAACTTGATGAGCATTTTAGTTGACGTGCTAGGTGACGTAGAACTAAAAGAGTTTAGCGGAATCGACGCATACACTAAACGCAGTTATCAAGAATACGCCGGCGAAGTGGAAGAAGACTACGAGGATGAAGGCTACGAGGATTAATGTGGTATAGTAAAATTGTTGCTGATCTAGGCAACATACCAGATTTTATCAACTACTATGAAAATGAATTGGTAGAAGCCAAGTACGATTGTAGTGTTAAAGGACATTTAGAACGTAACATTGCAGGATTGCCTGGCACCACTGAGCATAGATTTAATCAACTACAAGAAATTGAAGCAGTATTAAACTATCTCAATATTCAATTGCGTAAGATCCGCACTAGACATTTTAAGAAATATCTTGAAAGTTATAATCGTGCGTTAACTAGCCGTGATGCAGAGAAGTATGTGGACGGAGAAGATGAAGTCATTGACTTTGAAACTATCATTAATGAAGTAGCACTAGTGCGTAACAAGTGGCTAGGTCTAATGAAAGGTCTGGAAAGTAAAAACTTTATGTTAGGTCACGTGGCCCGACTCCGTACTGCTGGTATGGAAGACATTACCTTATGATTAAATTAAAGCCACACTTTGGTATACAAGCGGCTGGAAAAATAACCGACTATGTTCGTAGTACACTGGTTGATTTAATTGGCCAGTATAAAGTTGTGATCTTTCGACAACAAGATATATCTGCACGTGATTTAGAGCGGGTTACAGAAATGTTAGGTAGTGTTTGGTATAACTCAGACGATGGAATTCTATCCGATGAGAAACCCTATAGTTTGCTTGGATCTGAAATTATTACATTGGTCAATAACAAAGGTCGCGGTGTATTAGAAGATATATGGGTACCTTGGCACAGCGACATTGCTCATCGTCCTTGGCAATTGCCAGGTGGTACAATGCCTCCTAGAATCCTATACGCACATACTATAAGTCCCAACGAAACCAGTAGTACAAGTTACTATGATAAGACATTTGTCAAGGCAGACAATATAGAAATAGAATATCAGTCTAATTATAAGGTCAGCTGGGCGCCTAATAGAATGCCATTGGTAACGGTTGATCCTTACACCAATCAAGAAATAGTAAACATACAAAAACTATGGGTCACTGACTATAATGATTCTCTAGATAAACTATATCAAGAAGTACAGGCCAAAGAGAATGTTATAGAACATCGTTGGTCACCGGGCGATTTAATTATATCTAACAACCATACCACGTGCCACCAGCGCGATAAATTGGTCAGCATAGATGAGCGCACATTATGGCGTACTACGTTTCAAATCCCTGAACTAATTCCCTTGAGCATTAAGCCTGAGTTGATTTAAAAAATCATCTCTGTCCCTGAGCCATTCCTCTTTATTAACAACTAGATCTTCTATGTCAGTTGTATAAGGTGTTGGTACAGTTTGTATAGTCTTATTTTTAATACCGGTAACAGATAAATCTAATAGTTCTATTAGAGCTGATTCGTCTGCTCCAGCAGCTATAAAGTCTTCGTAATATAGTACAGGTCCGGGGTGTTGATGTTTACAGTCTTGATAAAGTTTGTCCAACTGCACAAACTTCGCGGCCCACTTGGAATCATATGTTATTTTTAAAACAGCCCTGGGTGATTCTTTTGTGTAATGGCTTGTATTGGTTTGTACTAGTCCCAGAAAACTTAAAAATTGTTTTACCTTGTCTTTGCGTTCTAAGTATATTAGATCGTATGTGTTGGTAACAAAGTCTAAAATATCAGGGGTAAAGTCACTAGAAAACAATTTTATCATATACAACGGATCATTACGCAGTAATTCTATTCTATGTAGTATTGTTGGTCGTTCAGCTAATTTAAGAGCAGTAAGTCTAACGTCATCTGAATCATTTGTGGCCTTACTTCTGTCATAATCAGATCGTTGAGCACTGACTGATCTAATTAAACCGTTGACTTTTTGATAATCTGCCTTGTATAGTGTTGTTATGGTAAAGTATTCCCCCAGATTATTTTTATATTTGAATCTATGGGCGGCAATGTTAAACAACAGTTCACAAATCAGTGTTGAGCCAGTTCTTGGGGTAGTGATTATAATGGGACGCATAAAATATTTAACAGCGAATTCCAATTTATAAATATTTTATCAAAAAGGTTTTCGATGAAAATTGTATTAGTAACAGGCGGTTTTGATCCGCTACATAGTGGGCATATTGCATATTTTAAACAGGCCAAGACCCTGGGCGACATATTGATTGTTGGATTAAACAGCGACGAATGGTTAGGATGTAAAAAAGGTCGATCTTTTATGCCGTGGAATGAAAGATTATGTATAATTAATAATCTCTCTATGGTCAATGAAGTTTACACATTTGACGACAGTGATGGTTCAGCCAAACATTTCATTCAACAAGTCCGAGCTCATTACCCTGATGATCACATTATCTTTGCCAATGGCGGTGACCGTACAGCCGCAAATATTCCTGAAATGGATCTAGTGGACAGCAATCTGGAGTTTGTGTTTGGCGTGGGCGGTGAAGATAAAAAGAACAGCAGCAGCTGGATCCTTGAAGAGTGGAAAGCACCCAAGACAGAACGTGCGTGGGGCTACTATCGCATACTACATACCTCAGGACCCGGAGTCAAACTTAAAGAGCTGACAGTTATGCCTAAAACTTGTCTTAGTATGCAACGGCACGAACATCGTGCAGAATTTTGGTTTGTGGCAGAAGGCCAGGCCACAGTTTATACATTAGATAAAAGCAGTGACCAAGATATTCTTTGCGAAATGACTGCACACCAAAGTACCTATATTCGTCTCAATGAATGGCATCAGTTGTGTAACGAAACTGACAAGCCTTTAAAGCTGATAGAAATACAGTATGGTACTAATTGCTTCGAAGAAGATATCGAACGGGTTAGTAATACCAGCGGTGCTTGATGGCCAACTTGGCTTTGTGTTCACCGTAGACTACTAAAAAGTCGTAAACTGAATTTAAAAACTTCTTCATAGTGCCCAACCCCCTGTATTGTGCTTGTGGTAGGTATAGTGTTGTACCCAATACTCGACTTCAGCAGTTGATTTTGGTTGCTTGCTGGTTACATAATACTCAATGTCATCTTGGTAAGATGGTGTTGTAAACAGATTTTTGATCCATTTTAAAATTTGCATTTGTTTTTCCTTTGAATTGTAGACAACTAATGGTTTCTACTAATAGTATTTATACTGAGTGGTGTTCAACAATTGAATTAGCGTGTATAATAGCCAAAAGTTAACTAAATAGGATATAGACTTAAAAAATATGAGATTTAACGAATTTTCCCTAAACGAAGACCTGGCAGTGGATGCAAGATACGCTACCAAAGCGGAAATGCAACATTTGGCCAATGAGCTGATGAAACAGATGCCTGGTTATCGTTTTGAAGTAGAGAAAAAAGCAGTCAGTCCTGTGTTCTACATTCGTATCAAAGGTGCAGAAAAGCCAGCTATACTGTCATATTTTGCCAGTTTGGGATTGGATCCATTGCCCCCGGAACCAGAACAGTTGCCCATCAGCGGACAGTATAGAGCCAACATTCTTTCATTTAGTACTGGCAGTCAAGCACTGGTAGATATTCCAGCCAATAAACAACACAAGATCCCACAAGAAAAACAGCAGGCCCAAGAAGTAATTTACACAATGGTTGTGGCTGGTACTGGTGGGGAAGATGGTAGTATTAGCGTTGGTAAAAAAGAGCTGACTCCCGTGGAGTTGGGATTGGCCACCAGACCCTATACCAAAGCATCGTTGGTGACATCGGCCAAGGCTGCAATAGCAGTCAAAACAAAAACACGCCCTGATCTAACAGCGATACTAAATCAATTGATTGACATTGCAGCCGCAGGTGGCCAAGGACAACTAGCTCCTGAACTAAATGCCAAGTTGGGGGATAAAGCACGTAATCAAATTAGTGTGGACTTTGGGGAGATTCTTGCTCCGCTGATGTTTGCCAAGGGAGGGGAGAAAATTGAATTTCCTGCCGAAGGTAACTATCCGTTGATTGACGTTATTGTTGGACAGAATCGTTACAGCGTTAAAAGTCTAACAGGCAGTGGAACTAGTTTTGCCAGTATCAGTGACCTGATGGACAGTTACGAAGATAAGATAGGTAAAGAAAAAAGTGAAGAAAGCGAAAAAGTTCAAGCACTATTCCAGTTGTTCAAAGGATATCATCCAGCGGCTGGCGGTAAGAATGTGGACAAGATCATTCGTGGTGCAGCCTTTGTCAAAGTTCCCGAGTATGTGACCTTGACAGGTATTTTAGGTGCTGACTTTACCAACTGGTCTGAATTAAGTACGCTAGTTGAAAATACTTTTGGCACAGACAACGGAAAAGAATCCTACGGTAAATTCCTTAAAAAGGTTTATCCTGCTATGACTGCTGGCAACTGGGGCAAGCCAACTGGATTGCCTGCTGACGGTAACTACTATATGGGTAAAGCCAAGGAACTCAAAGCAGAAAAAGAAGCTGGATACCCCAGTTTCAAAGCCAACCCGGTTAAGGCAATGACCGACATTCTAACTTATGCAGTGGGTGTGGGCACATTGAATTTAGTTACTAAAGGCAGCGACGCCAATCAATACGCAGAGATGATGACCAACATTGTTAATCAAAGTCCTGCATACTTGGGACGTTTAGACATTACCAGCACAGGTGGTGTTGTTGCGTCCAGTAAGCCGTTCTCAGATCTGGGATTTAAGTTCCAGTATCACGCACCAAGTCATATACCAGGAAATAATTTACCTGGTTTTATGATAGTCTATTGACAACAATTAAACAATACACTATACTAGATACATTGCGCTGATAGCTCAGTTGGTCAGAGCAGGCGACTCCTACATCTTTACAATGGCTGGCTTGGGGTGCATTGAATAGACAGTATTGAAAATGCGACTGTGGTGGAATGGTATACACAGCAGACTTAAAATCTGCCGCCGTAAGGATTGAGGGTTCAAGTCCCTCTCGGCGTACCAAGTTTAAAACAAAAGTACAAATATTTTGATCTTACCAAAAGTTGTTGACAACAAAGCATAAATAAACTACAATAGACACATATGAAAAAAATCGGATCGTCACATTTAATTAATTGTTTGGCCAAACAGGCAGGCTTCGCGCCCACCTATTGGTCTGTAATTAGTCTAAAAAACGATCGCACACCGTTAGAGGGTACCAGGGTCCAGGAGGGACAAGAATAACTTAATAACTTATTCGCAAACTCCAAGGACCCTAGGATTAAACCCCTAGGGTTTTTTGTTTTTAAAGGATAAAAATTTGAAAGCAGATATTAATAAAAAAATGCGCGAAATCAAATGGACTACTGAGCACACATTGACCGCAGAACAACTTGACAAGTTGATTAGGCAAAAAGTCGAACGTGTTCAGAAGCAAATGGCAGTTCAAAAAGGACTTGCTAAAAAAGAACTTCGCACTTGAGATATAGTGTTAAAAAGTGGAAACGAGATCCACGCTAGACACTCAAATAACTAGCAAATGGGCGGACAGTCGGATGAACGTGTGGAGAGAACACACAAGTATAAATGACTGGTCGGGGTACTGACCCCGTCATATCCTGTGGCAACACAGGGTATTCAAAAACACACCAGATGAAAAAAGCGGCGGGAACAAAGGTTCTGACGCGGATCCACTGACCGGATCGACGAGTACCGGTGTGTTTTTGAATACCGTTGACAACAATTAAAATATACAGTATAATACTAATTTAAAGGCAACTATGAAAAATATTCGAGTAATGAACGATACAGACAAATGCGTTGAAAATGCAGGCGGTAACAGATTTGATCTAGTACTAATTGCCAGTCAACGTGTTCGCGAAATTCGAAAGGGAGCAAGACCTAAGGTTATTACTAGCAGTACTCCTGTAGTTGCGGCATTGGAAGAAATCGAAGCAGGCTTTATTGGTCGCGAGTATTTGAAAAAAGTTAAATAAATTATTCCCTGATAGCTCAGTCGGTAGAGCGACGGACTGTTAATCCGCAGGTCGGTGGTTCGAACCCACCTCGGGGAGCCATACTAAAGATATAAGATAGAAAAATAGGGCAAGTGGCGTAATTGGTAGCCGCACTGGATTTAGGTTCCAGCGCCGAAAGGCGTGAGAGTTCGAGTCTCTCCTTGCCCACCATAGTCAGTAAGCGGGATTAGTTTAATGGTAAAACTCTATCCTTCCAAGTTAGTGTCATCGGTTCGATTCCGATATCCCGCTCCAAATATAAAGGACAAGATATGAAGCCCATAGAAGTAATTGAAAAAGCATATGGTAACATACCTAAAGAGTTGCCTTTATTTAATTTTGATATTTGGCCGGTTAGACCTGTCAAGTATTTCTGGTTAAAATGGATTGTTAGACGATTGTTTAGATAATTTTGTAAGTGTATACGTACCCTGCTGATAAGACAGGCTCTGTTTGTGAAAAGTGTATGCTTTCAAAATTATCGCGGGGTACGTCAGCGGTAGACCGCCAGGCTCATAACCTGGAAGCCGGAGGTTCGATTCCTTCCCCCGCAACCAATTTAGGACCTTAGCTCAGTTGGTAGAGCGTCTGCCCTACACGCAGAATGTCGTCAGTTCGAGCCTGGCAGGTCCTACCAATTCGGAGTATAGCACAGCCTGGTAGTGCGCCTGGTTTGGGACCAGGAGGTCCAAGGTTCGAATCCTTGTACTCCGACCAAAAATAATTTGGGGGATTAGCTCAGTTGGGAGAGCGGTTGCTTTGCAAGCAATAGGTCGCAGGTTCGATCCCTGTATCCTCCACCAATTGATTATGTAGGTGTGCCCGAGTGGTCCAAGGGAACGGATTGCAAATCCGTAAAACCGTCAGTTCAAATCTGACCACCTACTCCATTAATATAGGTCAATTTCTGCAACAGCAGTTTTTCCACCAAAGCCCAAACTGGTCTTCAACATCTTCTTGTATGCAAAGCTGGTTGGTTGGGTAATGATCCTGCTGTCATTGACAATTATATTGCCTTCCAGTTTGTTTGCTAACAGTAGGTTGTCGCGCTTGCCGTCCAAGGCCATAGCAATTTCAATTGCACCGGCGGCACTCATACAATGTCCTATGTAGCCTTTGTAGCTGACAATGGGAATGTCTTGTGTAATCGTTTTGGCAAAGTAATCGTGTTCAACCGCATCGCCCACAGGAGTTCCTGTAGCGTGAGCATTCCAAAAATCAATGGCCTTGTAATTGATGCCTGTAATGTTGTTGACGATATCTTGTGCTGATCCGGGATTGGCCACCAATGCAGGGTTTGTGTAGAAACTGTAGTTTTGCACAAATGCCTTGGCTGGCATAGTATGCTTAACGCTAGGATGTTTGATCAAATAAACAGCAGCACCAATGCCCATTTTAAATCCTTTTGATGTTGAATCAAACGGACGACCTGTTTCTTGATCCAGTGCGCCAAAACTTTTGAAATGCCATAGATGGTAATTGGTTTTTAAATTGTCGGCGCAAAAAACAACTACAGGACAATTTAAGTCTTGACTCATTAGACTAGCGGTGTAAAGTGCATACAACGAACTAGCGCAAGCCGCGTGAACGTTCAGCACTTGACGACTAGAACCCAATTGATCTCCGGCATAACTTAGTGTACTATGAATAGTACTATTACGTAATTCACTTGGCTTGCCCCTGCGTTTGCCCCCAATAAAATCGCGCCATACAATTTCGTCATCGTTGGTCACTAGACCCGAAAAAGTTGTTGTAACCAGTGGCCAATTATTTTCTAAGTTATTGTTGAATGATGAATCCGCTAGTAACTTTTCTAACTCCCAGGTTGTTGTATACCTGTAGTCTAGTATTTCAGTTTGCATAAGGTATTTATAGAGCACTTTTTTGCAAACCAAGGTATTAGATATTAATATAACCCTACAGTGTAAAGGGTCATTGACAACTATTCGAAATGGTTGTATAATCTAGGCATACGTTAAGAAATTGACCTGTTTTAAATTTTGTAAAGTTACAAAAAACGGTAGACAATAAATCAATTGTTTGCTATAATAGAAACAAGTTAAGCAATTAATAACTGTTCTTTAAAAAGTTAAGAAAGTGAGTTTATGGTAACCCGCAAGGGTTGCTATATTAAAACTTATTTGGGGTTACCTGATCCGTTAGGTAGCTGCTAGAGAGGATTACCAACTGACGGGTTGGCTCTGCTAGTAGTACAAGAAGCATATGGACGACAGCTCGGGCTGTGCAGTTGAATGTGACGGGCAGTCAGGCAGTAATGATGACAACACTGAAGCAGGAGACGTTCCTGTGGAGACACCAACGGTGTGATCGTGTTTGAGTTCCCTTAGTTAGTTTTAATATAGTTTTGCTCCGTTCGTCTATCGGTTAGGACACCGGCCTTTCACGTCGGTAAGGAGGGGTTCGATTCCCCCACGGAGTACCATATATGGAGATGTGGCAGAGTGGTTGATTGCAACAGACTGTAAATCTGTCCCCTAAAAAGCGCGGTGGTTCGAATCCATCCATCTCCACCATATATTGCTCTGTTAGCTCAATTGGGAGAGCGCGACACTGTCACTGTCGAGGTAAGGGGATCGAAACCCCTACAGGGCGCCAAGAACGTTCCAGCGTCACTGGATACTCTGGTCCCAGAGGATGAGAAGTGTGATGACACACACGGGCGGTACTGTTCAAGCCTTAAACAGCGTTGGCAATACGAGAACGGAACCCGTCGGGAAGTGGGTGGAGGCCGTGCGTGATGAAAGACTAATTGGTAAGTGCAAACTTGCTGACCAAATTTCTGATGCGGTATAATTACCACCGGGGTTCGCAGAGCATCTGCTGTTATTGATAAGTGTTTAAGATGAAAATCAGGTATCGTTGACAGACGTGTCGACTATGCGGGCCTAACTGGCGTGGGACAGGTCCTGACATAACTAGCCATACGCTATTGCACGGAAGCCCCGGACGCATAAATTGGCACTTGAACACTTTTCAATAATAGGAGCGGTGGCCGAACGGTAAGGCAGCGGATTGCTAATCCGTACACCGATGAAAGTCGGTGACTGGGTTCGACTCCCAGTCGCTCCGCCAATTAAACTTTATATTCTTTAATGTGGAATATAGGAAATTGTGATTTTGCATTATATCTAGGCAAATTAGTTTTAATATTACAACCTAGATTAGAATCGCAAGATCCATACTTGACACAAATGTTTCCGTGACAACTGCTTAATAACTTTACTATGTTATCTTTAGCATCTAAAATATTTACTTCCGCTGCAATATCGTGTTCCTGTTGCCATTGACGTTTAATTTCGGGATATCCAAATAATCCTTCTTTGGCTGCATCTAGGTAATATTCTTCCACGTGCTCAGGAGAATGAAAACCAAATACTCTTGCAACTTTTGTCCACGATCCGTCCGGTAACTGATTGAAATGAATTTCGTGGGGGAAATCCATTGGATCTATTGTTGTCGTTGCGAGATTATGTTTTACTAGATAATACTTGAAAAATTCAATAGCTTTATTTTTGTCGTAAGCATCAGATTCTTCAAAGAATTTATTTTCTTTAGTATTGATCCAAATGAATTCTAATTTGTACATATTGGTATTTATTGAGTGTAGTTTGTTACTACATAAATATTTAACTTAAAAAGCCCACTTGGCACAGCTGGTAGCGCAACTGATTTGTAATCAGTAGGTCGGCGGTTCGAACCCGTCAGTGGGCACCACACATTGCGGGATTAGCTCAGTTGGTAGAGCGAGTGCTTGCCAAGCACTAGGTCGTCAGTTCGAACCTGATATCCCGCTCCATAATTACACGGAGGGCCAAACCGACTGGTGACGGTAACGGTCTTGAAAACCGCCGAGTGTTAATAGCGCCTTTAGAGTTCGACTCTCTAGCCCTCCGCCAAACAAGTCTTGTAAGTGTTACGGTAGCACATCAGTCTCCAAAACTGAGGGCCGGGGTTCGACTCCCTGACGGGACGCCAATATAAGGTCTTATAAGCATAATAGTAAAGACGCAAGATTATACCTCACCAAAGCAGTGGCCAGATAAGCCACTGTGAACCGGTTCAAGTCCAGTATTATTCAAATAGCCACAAGGGCTCTGGCATAAATCTAAAACTAATGATAAGTCTGGGCTTGTCGCTATAGTTTAATATATTGTGGGGAACATCTACACGTAAAAACGTAGGCTTTTTAAGTACTAGTTTGTCTTGTACGACAGAATCTTCCTTACTAAATGTTGTAACATTATAAGGAAGATTGGGTAGATTTGTATTCTGCGTGCCTGGTTTCAAATTGTACCAACACATATGACTGTGATTGCAGTTGTACAGTGGCCAGTTAAGTGCCAGATTTTTCCAGTCACCTTCTACACCATCTCTGTGTATTGTGGTTACAGCTTTTGCTTTAGCCGCAAAAGTACGAAACATATCGTACTCTAAATTCATAGCGCGGAACTGCTCTGTTAGTTCGGGAACAACGGCATCAACTTCTTCGTAGGTTAATCGAACACTATAATGAGGAATATCCCCAATCATATATTTTGGTTTGATAAACTGCTTTTGTAGTTTTTCAGTTATTTGATCCTGAAATTCAAAAGCCATTTCTTTATACAGCATACTCTATTTATAAATATAACTTATGCACAAAACAGATTTACTTATCTTGTCAGGACTGTGCAACGATGACACTAACTTCCGATACACAGAAGATAAAATATATTCCATACCACATAGACTGCAAGGCCCATACAAGGTAGCTCGGCAGGCTCGTGCGGCCGGATACACTACACAGATAATTGATTTTGTACAGTTTATACCAACTGATGTGGTTTTAAACTTAATTGACAAACTAGTAGACAAAAATACAATTTTCAGTATAAGTGTAAGTCATTTATTATTTTTTGGCAAACCAGATGATTTAATGCTCAAGACACAGTCCATTGTTGACTATGTAAAACAGAAATATAATTGTAAAATCTTAATAGGCGGATTTAATGCTAATTTTTGGGAAGACTTTTTACGTGCTGATTATATTATAAGCAATAAATGTGAAAATGAAATAGGCCCGTTCTTGGACAGCGTTAAAAACAACGGTATAACAAAATATATAGTCCCACATTACGATATTGCAACCTGTGACTTTAAATGGCACGATCAGGATTTTATACAACCCAATGAAACATTGCCATTGGAAACCAGTAGGGGTTGTATTTTTAAATGCAAATTTTGTTCATTTGAAAATCTAGGCAAGCGTCCAGGTACATTGATTAGAGATATGAGTTTAATTAAAGATGAACTCATTGAAAACTACGAACGCTGGGGTGTAACAAGATATCAGTTATTGGACGACACATTTAATGATGATATGATCAAAGTGGAGCAATGGACTCGTATGAGTCAGTCCTTGCCTTTTAAATTAGAGTATACAGCACATCTACGTGGCGACCTTGTACAACGACACAAGGATAGTGCAGCAATGCTGGTAGAATCTGGCCTGCGCGGTTGTCATCTAGGTATAGAAACATTAGACAAAAAAGCCAGTAGAGCCATTGCTAAACCTTGGTCCGGTACTCACGCTCGAGAATGGGTTCCCGAAATACAACAGACCACTTGGCAAGATGTTAATATCACAGTTAATTTAGTACTGGGCTTGCCTTACGAATCATTAAAGAGTATGCACGATACTTTTCAATGGGTTTACAAAAATAAGTTGGGTACAGTTTTTTACAGTTATTATGTTTCGCCAGATCTCACAAAGGACACGAACAGCCATATAGAACTAAATTATGAAAAATATGGCATTAGGTTCACTGACTTGGGTTGGGTCACTGATATAACAAATAGTGTTGACACAGAACGATTACGTGATTACTTTAATTTAAAGATAGCCCGAGCCACTGCAGCAGACAGTTGGGACACCAATGTGTTTATCGGTCTGGGCTATACAAGAGAAGAAGTAATGAGTCAGCCAAAGAAAACTTTATTAGACAGCCCGTTGTATAAACAACGACTGGCTGCTTTCATACAAAAGTATGTGCAAAGTTTC